CTTTGAGATGAGGCTCCAGTCGTTGCTGTCTATGCTAAACCGCACCCGTAATACATTCTGCTTTGCCTCTGTTAGTTTAAAGAAAGCGTTGGCTATATCTGACCTTAAAACTAGCCAGTTGTTACCATCACTGCTGCCTTCTGACTTACTAAACTTATAATTTAAATCTTTAATCTTGCTGGGTATTTCATATGACTCAGAGATAATGCTAGGTAGGAACGCTTCAATAACTGAAGCGTCATAGTAATACAAGTCAAGTAACTCGTAGCCTACTGTTCTTGCCTTCTCCCTTTCGCAATGTTTAATTGCTGCATTGCGTAGGGATTTGGCTATTAACTTCTCTCTGTCTTTTATATCAAGGGCTGACCATTCAGTTAACTTTAAGGGATGCGTAACAAACCAGAGCCAAAGTACCTGCTGTATATCAGGTACTTCTACCATAGGATATTTTCTATGGTACTCAACTGATAACGACTTAACTAAGTAGTCGTATTCAGTTATGAACTCTTGGCTCACTCAACCCTTCCCACTGTCCCCTTTGCACCATAAGTCCTATTATAGCATAGTTTGCCAAATCTTTCAGGGTATCTTCTATGGATTCATAGTTAGGTGTGTTGGATTTATTGTTAAAGGTTAGGTGTTCTAGCCGTGCCATCTTGTCGTGCATCCTGACAATCAGCCCGTTCATTGCCCCGCCTGGGGCACGGGCTATATTGTTGGGGCCGTAGTCCTGATGCTTGCGAACCATAATTACTTTTAGTTCCATTAGAATATCGTCAAAGTATTTAGTGTCCTTCATTTAGTACCTTTCTGGATTCGCTATCAAATTTAGCCATAGCATCTTGGACTATAACTTCTTCTACCACCTCATCACCATCACCCTGTGCTGCTGCTACTAGCACGTTGGCTAGCAGGGTAAGCAGTAACTGGGCTGAGTGTGGGTCTTTCTTGTTGGTCTCGTAAATATCTCGGAGTGCAGATAGTAAATCAATACCTTTGTGCTCGGATAGGGGCACACCCATAATCAGGGGGTTCTCCTTTATATGTTCCCAAACCGCTTCTAAATTATCCGTTGAAGCATTTTCTGATTCGCTCATCTAAAAACTGTACTCCTTCCTGTAGCACGATGCTGTTTACATCGTGTCCGTCTGGCATCTGAACTATATTCACATTACCTAACTCACGGCTAATCTTCTTGCCAAACTCTAGCCCTGGATTGTCACCATCTGCAAGGACAATGACTGTCTCAAAGTCGTCCAGTATCTTGGTGTAATAAGGCTTCCAGTTGTTAGCACCTGGGATACCTACTGCTGGGTGGCCTGTCTTGACTACTGTAGTGATTGCATCTATCTCACCTTCGGTGACGCAGATGTATTGGTTTGCTGTTAGTACCGCCTGTGCATTAAACATAGTGGTCTTAGCCCCTGGCAAGCCGATGTACTTAGGGTCCTCACCATTGATAGACCTGAACCGTATATCTACCACGCCTGATGGCGTGATGTATGGGATAACTAACTTACCCTTGTAACCTTCGTGACCTGGTAATGGATTGTCCACTACTCCTAAATGAAACTTCCTTGCCTCGTCTACCGACAGACCCCGACTTGCCAGATAATCTGCTGCTAGATGTACGTGCTGGGCGTACTCTGTCGTTGCCTGTAGGAGAAATTGTCTCTGCGAATTTGACAGCCTCACGATAGTTGCCTCCTTCCTTGTGCATAATTAAATCATATACGTCTCCACCGACTCCGCATCCGTGGCATTTAAATCTTTGTTCCTGATAGTTCACACCTGCTGAGGCGTGTTTATCTGGGTGGAATGGACATTTAATCTTTCGCCACCCACTGCCCTCTGGTGGCAGGGTGGCGCCTATATGTGCCAAGTAGGCAGCAATACTATGTTTGTCCATCAACTTTCTTTAGGAGTGCAAGCCATACCTTTGCTGGCATAGTTGCATACCACTCTCCTACGTCTCCTTTGCCTTTACGCTTATGGATTACTGTGCCTGTCCAAGCACCATCGTTCTTCATCTCTACTTCTAACTCTGCTGTCCAGCCTGCAAGGTCTAACTTGGCGTGGTTCTTAACCTCAATGGTAACCCCTGGCAAACCGCTAATGTCGCCTTTGTCTAAGGTTGCTCCTGCTAATCTGCGGTCTGCATACTTGTAGCCATTGGCTTTAAGCCAAGCCACGACTGCTCGTTCTGCTTGGCTACCTTTTGCCTTGGCTGGATTACTCAAGTCCTATTGCATCCCTTGTTATTTCATAAACCATTTTGTTTATAGTGTCATATAGAACATCATTGTTATACAACTCATCAACAACTATGTTCCACTCACCATCTAGTATTTGTCTACCAATTAATGTTTCTATATCTTGCTGAGATAAAGACATATCCCATATCTTAACCTCCATACATAGCCTCCTGTGCATACTTAATCTGAACATCATCTAGATACATAGTGTCTGGATTAAAGGCTAGGCTGACATAGTTATTACCTGTCTGGTCTGCTCGCCCGTATCTGTTCTTGACTGGGGCTACACAAAGATAGGTGTCATCACCCTGCTTCATCTGACCTATGGTTAATACCATTGCTGGTATCTGATTGACAAGACCTTGGATAGCACTACGTGGTTGGCAGGGATAACCCTCTGAGCCCTCCTTGGTATGGTGTAGAACTAGCACTGCTGAGTTGGTATCTCTTGCAAGATACTTTAACTCTTTCATTGCTGCTCTCATACCCTGGAATTCTTCGTGTCCATCCATTGCAATATCCATTAAGTTATCTACAACTATTAGTGTTGGGCTTCTGCCCCACACAGTTTCAAATGCACTGACCTCATCATCTAAATCTTTTAGAGTGGGTGTTGATTCAAAGGACCAGAACAAATGGTTGTTCATAACTAATATTTCTTCTGCTTTTTCTGGCTCACGTTTGAGCATCTGCTCTGCTGCTGTCTGTGTAATACGAGTAGACATAGCAAGTAATCGCATTGCCATAGTGTGAGCATTGGTATCTGCACTGAAGTACAGAGTAGGTACCTTTGCTCTGGCTGCAATAGCCAGTGCTACTGATGACTTACCTGCACCTGGTGTGCCTGCAACCATAGTAATTTCTGCACGGCGCAAGATAATTCCTGCCCGCTCAAATGCCGCAAAAGCGGGTGGCAATGGTTCGCCACCCACCTCTGCTTTACTAATGCTGCGTTTAAGTGTACGCATTACTTCACTTGGTCTGGAACAAATACATTCCAGTCAGCGCTGCCAACTCTGACATAATCATTCTTGCACTTATCAAATGCACCCTTTGGTGCTGGGCAGAAGTAACCACGATACATACGTCCGTCTTTACCTGTTCCCTGAATTGCAGTCATCTTGCCGTGTGGGCAATTACGTCCGCCACCAATAGATGGGGCTGATGTGCTGACTTCTGCATTGTCAACGATTGATGCACCTAATGCTGCTGCTACCTGCGCTGGTGCCATTGGCGCTGGTGCTGATGGTGTAATTGTAGTAACACCTTTGACTGCTGATTCTAGTTCTGTAACTGCAGAACGAATAGCCTCTAATGAATGTGCAACAACATTATCTAGTTCATCTCCGTGCTCTGCACGAACTGTTACTAGTGAACCTGCTGCTGTCTTTACTGTGATACTGATGGGCGCTTCGGTTGAAGACACTACCTTCTCCTTACTCTGGGAACGGAGTAGCAAGACCTTTCTTGTCTCGCCACTGTCTGACTTTCATTGCAAATTGTACACCCTTCCAGCCTTCTGCAATATCAATCCATACTAGTTTGCATAGACCACTACCTGCAGGTAGGTGGATGATGATGGCTTTATCTTTGTTCACGTCTCCCCATTTACCACGGGTTGCCGTGTCAGGATAATACGGCAAGCCGTTGGCATAGATAGCCAACTGCATAGCAATATTATTTGGGTGGTCAATACGACCTGTCTTTATATCTGCAATGAATCTTTCGCCTTCATACTCAACAACTCTGTCTGGTGTACCAGCAATCTTAAACTTATCTAAGACACAGAACTGTTCTATGAAAACTTTATTTAGTTTTTTTGTTGTTTGCTCGTAGGCAATTAAGTCCCCTGCCCACTCGTTTGGGATACTCACTGGTATACCCAAATCCATTTTCTCTGCGAATGTATGTATGGCTGTGCCAATAGTTGCTGCCTTGCTAGCACCTGCTACTTCCATAGCATCTTCAATGTATTTATTGATAGCCATCTTGTCATCCTGTGCTGCGTTAATAGCAAGGAGCAGGTCACTGCGAACTGATAATCCAATCGCAGCCATCCGCATTTTCCAGGCAGTAAGCGCTGACGGGTCGTCAAGACTGTTGGCTATTGTGGTAGCACGGGTATAAGCAACTGGCTTGCCACCTTTAGGTGGAACTATTAGTGGTCTGCCATATCTATCACGTTCTATTTCTACTGCTGCCATAACTCTTTGTCTCCTTGTAAGTAGAGTGGGCCAGAAAGGAGACGAATCAAAACTAGCCCACTCTCTTGTGATGAATAGTACCAGAACGGTTGGTACTACTCAAGTTTATTGTTGGGTTGTGTCGCTAATGTCTAGGCTCCAGTCATCTACTTGACCTTCGCCATTGAACTCTACTGTCAACTCATTGTTAACAATATCGTTGGCATCTTCTTCTGTTTCTGCCTCAATATCTGTGATAGTAAAGTGAATAGTACCAGTGACTGTAAACAAAGCCTTTAGTTTGGATGAACCAATACTATCTAGCAAGTCATTGACATCATCTACTGTTACTGTAATCTCACTATCACCTGAGTCATAGCGGTCTTTAAAGAAGTTATAGACTTCATCACGGAGTTGGCTGGTTTTACTAGCATATGTGTAGTAGTTCTTTTTGTAGTAATCTCTATCTGTTATAGCA